GATGACATCATTGATAGCGAATTGCCTGATCTTGATTTTGATGGCGATAATTCGATCGGTGGCGAAGAACTGACAGAGGCCGATTTAATGCCTGTCAACGTCGAACCCATTACCAAGACAGGCGAAGCGGTTGAAATTGGCAAGCATCGCGTGATTTGCGGCGATTGCGTTGAAGTTATGAAAACATTTGATGACAATTCAATTGATGCAATAGTCTGCGATCCTCCTTACGGGATCGATTTCATGAATCGGAAATGGGATAATGACGTGCCGCGAGATGATTGGGGCTCAGAATGTTTTAGGATCTTGAAGCCGGGCGGGCATTTGATCGCCTTTAGTGCAACACGAACATTTCACAGGCTTGGTACAGTTGTAGAAAACGCAGGGTTTGAAGTGCGCGACACGATCAATTGGTTGTATTTTTCTGGGTTTCCAAAATCTACAAATGTATCACTTTTAATCGATAAAGCCGCAGGTCATGACAACCGAGGCCGCGCAATTCCGACAGCGTCAACGCATCAAGCATCTGACGTCAACAAGGTTAACAAGTTGACATCGAATCCCGTTGGACCATACGAACCAAAGACAGAAGACGCGAAACGCTTTGACGGATATGGCACAGCGTTAAAGCCATCTTTTGAACCTGCGATCCTTGCAAGAAAGCCATTGAGCGAAAAGAACATTTCCGCGAATGTTTTGAAATGGGGAACGGGTGGTCTAAATATAGATGATTGTCGTTTTGGTTATGGGGATCCTTGTTGGGTTAGGCCGCAAGAAAATAATACAGCAAGATCAGCATATAAGGGAGATAACAATCCAACTGGTTTCTTTGATGGTGCTTTTACTTTTGGTTTTGGATCAAATCTTGGAAGATGGCCTGCAAATATCTATCAATGCCCAAAGGTTTCCAGATCAGAACGCGAGGAAGGGTGCGAAGAATTGCCAAGCAAGACAGGCGCGGAAACAGTGCAGCGCAAAGAAGGATCGGCAGGTATGAACAACCCAAGAGCGGGCGCGGGTCGAACTGCAAGCGAAGTGAAGAACATTCACCCGACAGTCAAGCCGATTAAGCTTATGAGATGGTTAGCGCGTCTTGTCATGCCTCCAGGTGATGACGCTGTATTGTTGGACACGTTTGCCGGATCTGGATCGACACTTGTAGCCGCAGAAAAGGAAGGTTTTAATTCAATCGGCATCGAGATGAACCCCGAATACGTCGACATAATCAGAGCGCGTTTGTCGCACGCTTGCAAGGGCGAATAATGGCAAGGCCCGAAAAGATAAACCCGCAAACGGTTGATGTAATTTGCAAGGCGTTGGAAATGGGCGCAAAGCGTGACGCGGCTGCGCATGTTGCCGGAATTCATGTTGCGACTTTGTATGCTTGGATCTCAAGAGGAAAGGAAGAATCAGAAGGCCTTTATCACGAGTTGTCCGAACGAATAAAAAGAAGCGAATCAATGGCGCAATTGCGGGCGTTAAAATCAATACAAGATGCCGCTGAATTAGATTGGCGTCCGGCGGCTTGGCTTCTCGAAAGGCGTTTTGGATTTACAGTGCATCAACAGCCTTTAGTAGAAATAAACGTTGATAGTGACGTTTTAAGCGTCAAACAATTGATCGATAGCATACAGAAAAGCGACGATGTTATTGCTCAAATTCAAGGGCCAACCATAGACCTAGATGAAGAATGACGAATTGATCCAAATCTGATATGATGGGATCACAAAGGCGGGAAGATGAATCTTAGAAAGCTCAAAGCATCATTTAATGGATCGGTTGATGTTTCTAATTCTTTTGATGTGACAAAATACGCCGTTGTCTCTGTTGACATAGACTTTAGAGCGGTCTATGCGGCGCATCTTGAGGGGATTTGGGTTCGATTGACTGATATAAGCGGCGCAGGTGTAACAAAGGTTACAATCAAGGTTACAAGCGATCAAACTGGCGACATTATCATAATTCCAGACACAGAAGCAGAGATCGCCAGAGGTCTAACGACCACAAACAGCGGTTTTGCAGTTTTCAAGGTGGATTTGGACTACATCAATGGGCAGGACATGTATTTTTTCGCCAAGACCAACAGCGGAACGGCTAAGGTTACAGTCATAGATTTGACCTATCAAAGAGAAGTTTGATCAATGCCAATTGCAAATGTTTTCGGATCGTCAACCACATCAAGCGGCGGCGATAAATTGATTATAAGTGATTTATCTTCACAAATCGACGGGTCAAACACAGACTTTTCAACCCCACAAGCTTATGAGACTGGCAGCTTGCAAGTATTTTGGAATGGGTTGCGACAATCTGCGAATGAAATAACAGAGCTTTCAAGCTCATCATTTCGCATTTCGACAACGCCGCAATCAGGCTCTAGCGTTGTCGTTCAATTCTACCCAAATCCATAGGACAAAAAAATGGCCATTCAAATCACACGCGAACAGGTAAAAGATCAAGCGATCGACAATTCCAAAATCAGCAACAGTGCAGCGATATCTGTATCAAAACTTGCACAATCAACAATTTCAGGGATCACATTGGGATCAAACCTTGCAAGCTTGACAGCGGGCAACGGTCTTTCAATGACTGGCTACAATGGATCTGCAGCCATAAGCGATCTTACTCTTGATCTTGATGGCGCGACATTGGCTTTGGGCGCAGGTGGCGTCAAAGTTGCAGATGGTCAAATCACCAATTTACAAATCAGCGGAAGTGCCGCCATCCTTGACAGCAAGCTAGCCACAATTGCAACAGGCAACAAAGTCAGCGGATCAGCCGTTCAATTGGCAACAAATACCGCTCTTGAAGATTCAAGCGGTTTAAGATTGAAAGCCGCCGCCGCTGGCGATGGTCTTGCAATCTCTGCCTCTCAAGTTTTTAGTGTTTCAGTTGATGATTCATCAATTGAAATCGATAGCGATAGCTTAAGGGTCAAGGCGTCAGGAATCACAAACGGGATGCTTTCTGGCAGCATTGCCAACGCAAAGCTTGCAAATTCAACCGTCTCTTTTGGCGGCGTTTCTTTGGCATTGGGCGCAAGCGATGCAACACCTGCTTTTGACCTTCAAGATGCAACAGGCTATCCGACAAGCGCATTGACAGGCACCATCACAGACGCGCAATTGGCAGGCAGCATCTCATTCAGCAAGCTAAGCGACAGCGCAAATATTGCACGACTCGATCAGGCCGAAACAGTCGCGGCGACTTATACATTTACAGCGATTCCGCAAACATCAGTTACGCCATCTGCAACGGGTCATTTATGCAATAAAGCCTATGTAGATTCAGTCGCCGCAGGGTTGGATTTGAAAGAGTCTTGCCTTGTCAAAACCACTGCAAACATAACTTTGTCAGGAACTCAAACAATTGATGGCGTATCTGTTGCGGCTGGAAAGCGCGTTTTGGTTCTTGCACAAAATACAGCAAGTGAAAATGGTATTTACGTTTGCTCTGCTAGTTCATGGGCACGCGCTTCAGACATGGCCGCAGGCACAGATGCATCAGGTGCTTTCACCTTTATTGAGCAAGGATCAACGGGGGCCGATAGCGGTTTTGTTTGCACAAGCGACAGCGGTGCTGCAGTTGTTGGAACAAACAACCTATCTTTTACTCAGTTTTCCGGTGCTGGCCAAATTACTGCGGGCGATGGTCTTTCAAAAACAGGTGATACTCTCGATGTCAATGTCGGCGATGGCATTGCAATCTCATCTGATTCTGTTGTTGTTGATCTTGCAACAAATCCAGGTCTGCAATTCACTAGCAATAAACTTGATTTGAAAATCCAAGCAAATCAAGGATTGATGAAAAGCGGAACAGGTCTGAAGGTTGATTTTGACAATGCAACAATCGGAATTTTGGCCAACAAGCTTGCAGTCAAAGATGATTCAATCACTTTGGCAAAAATGGGATTTCTTCCATATCACGATCGATTTTCTGGCGATGGCACAACCACAGCGTTCAGTCTTTCAGTTAGAATTGATGCAAGCCAATTGAGCGACTACATGCAAGGCGTCAGAGTGTATCGAAATGGTCTGCGGATGCAATTGATGGTTTCAGCATCAGGTCAAGACCAATATCAAATTGCTGATAGTGGATCTGCTACTGTTGTGACTTTTGGTAGTGCACCAAACAATGGCGATACCATTTTGATCGATTACGTAGCTTAATCTTTTCGCGCTAATAGGGTTTTCCACAAGTTATCAATAGCCTGTGGAAAACCCTATTGATAACTTTCCCACAGGTTTTCAATAGCCTGTGAAAAACCTATGGAAAACCAATGTCAGTTATTCAAAAATCATGGCTAGTCAGAACGCCTTTATCATCAAAAAAGTTTTTGTTTGCTTCAATCATGTCTTTGTGTTGGCTTTTGTTGATCTTTTATGGAATCAAAAACGACTTAGACAAAGATGTCCTGATCTCAATGGTTCAATTTACAGGCTTGGCACAATTAGGATACATTGGTGGACAATCACTGATCGATTCATGGGTCAAAGGAAAGATTGCAGCAAATGACAACAACAAAAGAGAAACTGAAAAAGGAATTAGCAAAACGCCGTAAATTAATCGACATCGCGAAAGCCTATCCGCTTTCAGTTGCGCGCTTGTGGCGGCCTCATTGCCATCGATGGGATGGGTTGGCCGCTGAATCGCCAAGGGCGCGGGGCTGCGGGCGCGAAATGACGCGAATTGGCGCGGGCTTGTGGCATTGCCCCAATTGCAACATCAAAGAAGCAAGAACTTCGCAAATCGAGCCTTTTTTCAACATAGGATCAGAGGCTACGCTCATAAGCGGCGGTAATCGCGCAGGCAAATCGGAAATAATGGCGCAAATGGCTATCGCCCATGCGGCGTCAAAGCGTGAGCCATGGGTTCAAACGTGGATCGAATTGAACGGAATCCCTCCGGAATCAATACCTGATAAGCCAGGCGTTGTTGTCGTTAGCGGCTTGTCTTATGGCGATGCTTTGACCTACAT